GAGACACGCCTCAAGCTGCTTGCCAAGTGGAATCCGAAGAAGTACGGCGATAGAGCGCAGTTGGACCACGGCGGCGGAATCGTTCTGAACGTCGTGACAAATGTCCCACGCGACTAGACTCAACGTTGAGTTCCCATACGCGCCCAGACCGTGGCAAAAGGATTGCCACAGGACCAAGGCCAGGTTCAAGGTGCTGGCTTTGCATCGCCGCGCCGGCAAGACTGAACTAGCACTGATGGAACTGTTGGACCACGCTGTTAAGTGCAGGCTGGACCTAGGGTTCTATGTGTATTTGGCCCCATTCCTCAAGCAAGCGAAAGCGATTGCGTGGGCTAGGTTGAAGCAGAAACTTGATCCGTTCTTGAGGGCCGGCGCTATTGACGTGAACGAGGCTGACCTGGCGGTGACATTCAAGCACAACAAGGCCACTATCCGCCTCTTCGGTGGAGACAACCCGGACGCCTTGCGTGGCGTGCGCCTGGATGGCGTGGTCATTGACGAGGTTGCCAACATCAGACCAGAGGTTTGGAACGACATCATCCAGCCGGCGCTGTCGGACCGTAAGGGCTGGGCGTTGTTCATCGGAACTCCGGCAGGAATCAACCTGTTCAGCGAGTTGTTCTACCGGGCCAGCAGCCTGCCTGACTGGTACGCGACCCGCTACACGGTGCATGACACAGACGCGCTAGACCCAGAGGAGGTGTCGCGCCTTGAGCGCGATATGCCAGAGACGGCGTTCGCACGCGAGTATTTGTGTGACTTCAGCGCGGCTGGCAGCGATCAGCTCATCAGCATGTCGGACGTTGAGGCGGCGTCCAAACTGGTCTACCTGGACGGCGATGTGATTGAATTTCCGCTCGTCGTCGGCGTCGATCCTGCCCGGTTTGGTGATGACCGTAGCGTGATTGTGGTTCGCCAGGGCTTACGCATGGAAAAACCGATGATTCACCACGGTGTTGACAACATGCAACTGGCCGGACTTGTGGCGCAGGTCATTGATGACCGCGACCCGGACGCCGTGTTTATCGACGTGGGTGGCGGTGCAGGAGTCATTGACCGTTTGCGCCACTTGGATTACTACATCGTGGAGGTGCCATTCGGTAGCAAGGCGAACCAGCCTAACCTTTTCGTAAACCGCCGTGCCGAGATGTGGTGGCAGGTCAAGGAGTGGCTCGGCAATGGCGGCAGCATCCCCAATGACACGGCACTGAAGGCGGAACTGTCAACGCCAACCTATTGGTTTGACGCCGTTGGCAAACGATGCCTGGAGTCGAAGGATGAAATCAAGAAAAGGTTGCAGGGCGGCGGCAGCCCAGACATCGCAGATGCGCTGGCGTTGACATTTGCATATCCGGTGGCAAAGCAACTACCGAGAGAGGTGCGCGAGAAGATCGACACCAGTCCCAAGGATTACGATCCATACGAGTCAATGTAGGTGCCCGTAGTGACCGAAAAAATCAATACCGTTCGCCGCAGGTTTCCATGATTCGTGATGCAACAGAAGCGGACCATGATGCCATTGTGGTTATGTATCGGCAATTCATGGCGTTCACACCCTACGCGGACGTGCTAACGGCTACCGATGAAGAGATCAGCGCCACAATCCGGCACTTCATCGCGCACGCCAAGGTGTTCGTCGCAGACACCGACTGCACAATCTCCGGCCTGTTGGTCGCCGTGCTGTCGCCAGCCTGGTACGCCCCAAGGCACACAATTGCAACGGAACTGGCATGGTGGGTGGCACCGGAACACCGCAAAGGAACGGCAGCAATCAGGCTCATTCAAGCATTTGAGCAATGGGCGAAAGACAGTGGAGCCAGCATGATTAGCATGACAAATCTGCAAATCAATGATGGCGGTTCGGTTGAAAAAATGTTGCGTCGAATGGGCTACGCAATGACGGAACAGGCACACACGAAAGGACTTATCTAATGGCAATTGGAACGACAGCAGCAATCGTCGGCGCATTGGCCGCGTCCGCAGCAGCAGCAGCGGCAGGAACCGGCTACGCCATTTATGCTGGTGAGCAGGGCAAGAAGGCGCAGAAGGAAGCCATGAATCGGCAAAGCGCGATGCAGGCTCAGGCTACGCAGCAGGCACAGCAGCAGGCAACGGCATCGCAAGTTGCCATTCGTCGCAGCCAGCAGCAATCACCAGATGTTGCAAGCATCATGGCTGCGGCACAAGAAACTGGCACTGGCGGTCCTGCCTCCACAATGCTGACTGGTCCTGCGGGAATTGATCCTTCGCAGTTGACGCTCGGACGAAACACGCTTCTTGGAGGTTGATATTGAGCGAATACCCAGGCAATAACAGGTCGTACAACAACGCGCCACAGCGCGACAGGCTGTTTACGCGCTGGGGTCAACTCAAGAGCGAGCGTGCCTCGTGGTTCGCGCATTGGCAGGAAATCACGTCATACCTCTTGCCACGAAACGGTCGCTACTTCCGCCAGGATCGCGATAAGGGATGGCGACGACACAACAACATCTACGATAACACCGGAACCCGTGCGCTCCGAACACTCGGTGCAGGCATGATGGCTGGTGCCACGTCTCCGGCGCGGCAGTGGTTCAGACTCGCAACGCCGGATCCTGAACTGAACTCATACCAGCCCGTCAAGATGTGGCTGGATGATGTGACCAAGCGAATGCAGTTGGTGTTCCAGAAGTCGAACACATACCGCAGTCTGCACATGATGTACGAGGAGTTGGGAGCATTCGGAACCGCCGCCAGCATCGTGCTTCCAGACTTCAACAACGTCATCCACCATTACCCTCTGACCTGTGGCGAATACTGCATTTCGACCGATGCGCAGGGCCGAGTCTGCACGCTCTACCGAGAGTTTGAGATGACGGTCAGTCAGATGGTCAAGGAATTTGGTTACGACAACTGTTCTACTAGCGTGCAGAACATGTACGACACAGGCACGCTTGATACGTGGGTTCCCGTGATCCACGCTATTGAGCCGCGCATGGACCGAGACATGACCAAGCGCGATAGCAAGAACATGCCGTTCGGATCGTGGTACTTTGAGGTTGGAGGCGAGGATGGCGTGTTCCTGCGTGAGAGCGGTTTCACGTACTTCCCTGCGCTAGTGCCGCGTTGGGCTACCGCCGGCGGCGACATCTACGGAAACAGCCCTGGCATGGAGGCTCTCGGCGATGTCAAGCAGCTCCAGCATGAGCAACTTCGCAAGGCGCAGGCCATCGACTACCAGACGAAGCCGCCGCTTCAGGTTCCGACGAGCATGAAGAACCGGGATGTGGAAACGCTGCCGGGTGGCATCTCGTTCGTGGATGGAGCCAGCATGGGCATCAAGACCGCGTTTGAGGTGAATCTCAACCTGAACTACCTGCTGGCCGATATCCAAGATGTGCGCGAGCGCGTCCGTGGATCGTTCTACGCAGATCTGTTCCTCATGCTCGCGAATGCACCATACACCCGCATGACCGCAACCGAGGTCGCAGAGCGACATGAGGAAAAACTCCTGATGCTGGGGCCAGTCCTTGAACGTCTGCACAATGAACTGCTGGACCCGCTGGTTGAAATTACCTTCACGCAAATGATCCAGTCCGGAGCGGTTCCACCACCTCCGGAAGAGTTGCAGGGCATGGACCTGAACGTGGAGTTTGTTTCGATGTTGGCTCAGGCACAGCGTGCCATCGGCACGAACGCAGTGGATCGGTTCGTTGGCAACCTTGGCGCAATCGCGCAGATGAAGCCGGACATCCTTGACAAGTTCGACAGCGATCAGTGGGCCGACATTTACGCCGATATGCTTGGCGTTGATCCGTCGCTAATCATTGCAGATAAGGATGTTGCAATGGTTCGCGGTGCCCGCAACCAGGCGATGGCCGCCAAGGAACAGATGGCGGTTATGAATCAGCAGTCGCAGACGGCCAAGAACCTGGCGCAGTCTCCGACGGGACCGGGCCAGCAGAACGGTTTGACCGATGTGATGAACATGTTCTCTGGGTACGGTTCACCATCTGCATTGGAGCTTTGAAATAGCAATGATCAACACGAAACTTGAGATTGAACAGGCCGGAACAATGGATGCTGCGGCAACCATGCTCTACGGCGGATGACGGTGCCCGTAGGAAATCAGTAACTCCATAAAGTTCCGCCGTGAGCAATTATGATCCGCTTGACCTGCGCAGCCAGGAACGCAGCAAAGCAGAACGCGAACTGCGCGAACGGCTGGCTCGGGAGAATGAAGAAGCGGATATCAAGTGGCTCATGGGCAACAAGCGAGGCCGTCGCATCATTTGGCGGCTTCTGGATCATGCAGGAGTGTTCCGTTCGTCGTTCAACACCAACGCGATGGCAATGTCATTCGCCGAAGGTCACAGGAACTACGGACTTCGCATTCTGTCCATGATCCATTCGCAGTGCCCCGAACTGTATCCAACCATGATGAAGGAGCAGACAGCAGATGAACGAATCAACGATGATGGAAGCCGCAACTCCAACTAACGGCTCCCAAGCATCTTCGGCACCTGAAAGCACCACTGCGACGGCAGAGGCGCTGTATGGTGATGGGCAGAAGGCAACTGCGTCGAAGGACTCTCCAGCCGCCGCGCCGGCCACGGAGAACAAGGCTACGGATAACAAGACGGAACCCAAGGCCGAAGCGCCGAAGGCTCCTGAACAGTACGAATTCAAAGCGCCTGAAGGCCGCGAATTCGACTCGGAGGTAGTGAAGAACTTCTCCGAGGTTGCCCGTGAATTGAACCTGACGCAGGATGCCGCGCAGAAGATTCTTGATCGGATGGGGCCAACGCTGGCCAGCCGTCAAGAATCTCAGGTCAAGGCCATTCGTGGCGAGTGGGTTGCATCGGCTAGGTCCGATCAGGAGTTCGGCGGCGACAAGCTTGCCGAGAACCTGTCCACCGCCAAGAAGGCTCTTGACACGTTCGGATCGTCCGAACTTCGCACGCTGCTCAACACGTCTGGCCTGGGCGATCACCCGGAAGTAATCCGGTTCATGTACCGCGCAGGCAAGGCAATCAGTGAGGATCGGATCGTCACCGGAAGCGTCGGACAGGCCAAGAACGGCCCGAAGACATTCGGTGATCTAGCCGATGCTCTGTATCCAACCAACACCTAATTCCACGAAAGGGAATTTCCAATGGCAGTGCTTACTTCCAACAACCTTACGCTGGCCGATTGGGCCAAGCGCACCGATCCCGAGGGCCGCGTTCCGGTCATCGCGGAACTGCTGTCCCAGAGCAATGAGATCCTTGAGGACTGCGTGTTCAAGGAGGGCAACTTGCCCACCGGCGAGCGCGTCGTGATCCGCACTGGTCTGCCCGCCGTCTACTGGCGTGCGCTGAACCAGGGCATTCCGAACAGCCGTTCGACCACCGCACAGGTGGACGAGGCTTGCGGAATCCTTGAGGCTCGCAGCGAAGTGGACAAGGACCTGGCAATGCTGAACGGCAACACCGCTCAGTTCCGTCTGTCCGAAGACGTTGCCTTCCTTGAGGCCATGAATCAGACTCAGGCCACGACCATGTTCTATGGCAACCCCGCCATTGAGCCGAAGTCGTTCCTCGGTCTGGCTGCGCGTTACTCTGCGACGCCCGGTTCGACTGGCATCGGTCAGAACATCATCGAAGGTGGCGGCTCCGGCAGCGACAACACCTCGGTGTACCTCGTTGTTTGGGGCGACAACACCGTTTATTGCCCGTTCCCGAAGGGTTCGACCGCTGGCCTCATGCACGAGGATCTCGGTGAGCAGACCGTGTATGACGGCAATAACCGTCTTCAGGCGTATGCGACCCGTTACCAGTGGAAGAACGGTTTGGTCGTGAAGGATTGGCGCTACGTCGTTCGCATCGCGAACATCGACGCCAGCGACATGTCCAACGCGAGCAACACGCAGGCTTCCAGCGCGGCCACGCAGCTCATCAAGCTGATGACTCGTTCTCTGTACCGAATCCCGAACATGGCGATGGGCCGTGCGGCTTTCTACATGAACCGCACCGTTCACGGCGGCCTGTCCATCCAGGCGATGGATCGCGCCCAGAACGTGCTGTCCGTGCAGCAGGGTCTGTCGCAGTTCGGTACCCCCTATTCGTGGCTGTCGTTCCTCGGCGTTCCGTGCCGCCGTGTCGATGCCCTCATCAACGCAGAAGCCCGCCTTACCTAAGAGGTAAAGCAGAAAGGACACACAATGATTCTTGATCAGAACCTTCGCCTCGGCAATACCGGAGCGATCACTACCGCCGGCACGTATATCACTGGTACCTCGGGTACCCCGGATGTCGTTGACCTTCAGAGCAACACCGCTTATACCGCCACGATTAGCGGCTCGCTCTACACGGTCGGCCAGGGCACCCAGAACCGAGACCTCGGTGCTGGCAATGACCTGAATGTTATCTTCACCGTCACGACCGCGCTTGCTGGCGGTACGAACGCGACGTTCCAGGTGGTTGCTTCCTCGTCCGCCACGCTTGCCTCCGGCAATATCGTGGTCGGCGAAGTCTCCCCCATCGTGCTTGCGGACCTTACTCTCGGCCGTCAGGTCGTTGTCAAGATCAGCCCTCAGCAGATCGCGGCAACCAAGCTTCGGTATCTTGGCGCTCAGGTCGTGACCACTGGTACACACACTGCTGGCGTCATCAGCGCCGACATCGTGCTGGACATCCAGGATGGTCGTGCGGTGTACGCGTCAGGCTTCACGGTCGCTTGATAGGAGTAATCCATGCCCAAGTATCGCGCAAAGGTCAAGTGCTTCGTGGACAATGGACTGCGGGAAGTTGGCGATGTGTTTGAGTACAACGGCCCACAGAACAGAAATCTTGAGCGCGTCGGGTCTGAACCCGAACCTGTTGAGCAGGAGGATTCGGTACCGGCGCTGCGCCGGCCCGGTCGGCCTCGCAAGACGGCGATTACTGAACGCATGGACTGACGGTTACTGAACTGGTGTACAAGGAGGGTGGTCGGGCAACCGGCCACCCTCCATCACTAGGAGGCAGGTATGGCATCAGAAGTCGAAATCTGCAATTTGGCACTCGCGCACCTTGGCGATGAGGCAACAGTCGCCAGCATTGATCCGCCGGAAGGATCGGCGCAGGCGGAGCATTGCGCCCGCTTCTATCCGATTGCCCGCGACGGGCTGCTCCAAATGCATCCGTGGAACTTCGCGTCCCGCCGCGTGTCGCTAGCATCTGTCACGATGCCGTACACGATGTGGCAGTACGCATACGCATGTCCTGGCGATATGATGGTGGCCGTGTCCGTGCTGCCGCCAGAGGCAGAGAACGATTACGCGGTGCGTGCGTATCCCGCCGACCGACACGGTTTCGGAGCTACGAATCCGCCCATCACTAACGCTGGCGTGTATGTGCCGCAGGAATACGTGATTGAGACGGACACGCTTGGCAACAAGGTCATCTACACGAACCAAGAGAACGCGCTGCTTCGATATCAGGCGCTCGTGACGGACCCGACCAAGTTCGATCCGCTGTTTGTTATGGCCTTGTCATGGCACCTTGCCGGCATGCTGGCAGGTCCGGTCATCAAGGGCGGTGAGGGAGCGGCAGAAGGCAAGCGTTGCGCACAAATGATGCTTGCGTACTTGCAGCAGGCCCGTGCATCCGACGCCAACCAGCGCAACGTACGTCCCGAACACATCACGACCTGGATGAGCGGACGGTAAATCATGGCTTCCACGCGTATCTACTTCCGTTCGTTTGCGGGCGGCGAGATGTCGCCAGAGATGTTTGGTCGCGTCGATGACGTGAAGTACCAAACTGGTGCAGCGCGCATGCGGAACTTCATTGCCATGCCGCAGGGTCCGGCAGAGAACCGCCCTGGTACCAAGTTTGTGCGCGAGGTGAAGGATTCAACCAAGCGCACCAGGCTGATACCGTTCACATACAGCACAACACAGACGATGGCGATTGAGTTGGGAGCTGGCTACACGCGATTCCACACACAGGGAGCAACGCTAACGCCAGGTTCTCCATCTGCATATGTTGCCGGCGGAACGACTGTCACGGTAACGCAATCGGCACAGGCAGCCGTAACGATGCTGCAATCGAAGTCGGCAACCGTAACGATCACAATTGCATCTCCTGCGCAGATCAGTTGGACGGGACACGGATTGTCAAACGGCACAATTGTGACGTTTACAACTACTGACGCGCTGCCAAACGGAATTGACGTTGGAACAGAGTATTTTGTCGTTAGTGCGGCCGCCAACCACTTCAATGTGTCGCTAACAAGCGGCGGTACTCCAGTCGATACAACTGGCTCGCAATCTGGAACGCATAGGGCAAGCACAGGAACGCAGGTTACTTGGACTTCACACGGTTTATCAAATGGACAAGAAGTGCTGTTCAGCAGTTCCGGAAGTCTGCCGTCGGGTCTGACGCAAAACACTTCGTACTATGTCCGAAACGCTGCTACGAATACGTTTCTGATTGCGACCACTCCTAATGGTCCTTTGGTTTTGACCACAACTGGAGGCAGTGGAGTTCAGACGGCAAGTACGCCAGCACTTATCAACTGGACATCGCACGGACTTGCAAATGGAACTGCAATCGGATTCACGACAACTGGCACGCTCCCAACAGGAATGCTGCCTGACACCGTGTACTACGTGAAGAACGCCGCTGCGAATACGTTCCAAATTTCTCTTTCAAGTGGCGGAACACCAGTAATCACAACCACTGCTGGCAGCGGAACGCATACGGCATCAACCCCATACAACGTAGGATCGCTCGTTTCGCAGGGCGGAACAAATTACTACTGCATTGCCACGGCAATCAACAAAACGCCTCCGAATGCGACGTATTGGTATCCGTTGCCATCTGGCGTCTATGAAATCCCGAACCCGTATTCCGAGGCGGACCTGTTCGACATCCACTACGTTCAGAGCGCGGACGTTCTGACGCTGGTGCATCCAAACTATGCGCCACGAGAACTGCGAAGAAATGGCGCGACAACGTGGGTTCTGTCAACGATAAACTTCGCCGCACCGCTATCGCCACCGAACGGACTGACGGCAATCAAGACTGGAACCGGAACCGGATATGTTTATCAGTATGTGGTCACGGCTGTTGATTCTGACCTGATTAGTGAATCGGCGCAAAGCTCATCTGTCAGTGTCAACCTAGATTTTGGAACCGCTGGAAGTTACGTGACGATCCAATGGACAGCCGTTCCTGGAGCTTCTAGGTATCGCGTTTACAAGTTGCAGGGTGGCTTGTATGGGTTCATCGGAGAAACCGATGGCACATCCATCATCGACAATAACATTGGGCCAGACATGGGCGTTACGCCGCCCATCTATGACACCGTGTTCAACAGCGCGAACAACTACCCAGGCGCAGTCAGTTATTTTGAGCAACGCCGCATCTTTGCGGGCACGAACAATGCTCCGCAGACGATGTTGATGACGCGCAGCGGAACGGAATCGGACATGTCGTATTCGATTCCGACCGAGGAAACGGATCGAATCAAGTTCCGTGTGGCTGCGCGAGAGGCAAACACCATTCGCCACATCGTTCCGCTTACGCAGCTCTTGACGCTTACCAGCGCCGCTGAGTGGCGAATCAGCCCGGTGAACAGCGATGTCATTACGCCGACAACGATTTCGGTGCGTCCACAGTCATACATCGGCGCAAACAATGTCCAGCCGTCGATTGTGAACAACACGGTGATCTATTGTGCGGCGCGTGGCGGTCATGTCCGCGAACTTGGCTACTCGTGGCAGGCGAGCGGCTTCGTTACTGGAGATTTGTCACTTCGTGCAGCGCACCTGTTCGACAGTCGTGACATCACTGACATGTGCTACAGCAAGTCTCCGCAGCCACTCCTGTGGTTCGTATCGAACAATGGGTATCTGCTGGGCCTGACGTATGTGCCGGAGCAGCAGGTCGCTGCTTGGCATTGGCACGATACAGATGGCACCTACGAATCCTGCACGGCAATCGCTGAAGGTAACGAGGACGCGCTATACGTCATTGTGAAGCGCACGATCAACTCGGTCACGAAGCGATATGTCGAGAGGTTTGAAACCCGACAAATTACGGACCTTGAGGACTGTTTCTTTGTGGACTGTGGTCTGTCGTATGACGGCACGAACACAACGGCAACTACGGTCACGGTGACTGGCGGATCGACGTGGGGGCCAGCCGACACGCTGACGGTGACTGCATCCAGCGGCATCTTTGTGTTCCCTGGCACAAGCGACGTGGGCGACGCCATCGTGATTACTGGCACCGATGGCGTGCAATATCGGCTCACGATCTTGTCTACCAGCAGTAGCACCGTGGCTACGGCGCGAGTGGACAAGGTGATACCAGCTGCGCTTCGTAGCGTGGCTACCGCAGTTTGGGCGTTCGCACGCAACAGCGTCAGTGGTCTGTCACACCTGGAAGGCAAGACGGTCAGCATTCTGGCAGACGGGGCGGTACAGCCGCAGGAAACGGTTGTGTCTGGCAGCGTCTCGTTGGATCGTGCGTTCACCGTTATTCATGTCGGATTGCCATACGAGAGTGACCTGCAAACTTTGCCATTGACCATCAACATTGACGGCGCTGGACAGGGGCGGCGCAAGAACATCAACAAGGCGACGCTTCGCGTGTTCCAGTCGAGTGGCATCTTTGTTGGCCCGGATGCAGACAATTTGGTGGAAGCCAAGCAGCGCAGCACGGAACCGTATGGCAGTCCACCCGCGCTCAAGAGCGATGAGGTTGATGTGGACTTGATGCCGAAGTGGGCAAATAGCGGTCAGGTATTTATTCGTCAGCTTGATCCACTGCCGTTGAGTGTGGTCGGTTTGACTCTTGAGGTTGTGATCGGAGGCTAATATGGGATTCGTCGTAACAACGCCTGGGAAGGGATTCAGTTATCCGGGATTGGATAACACGCTATTGACCCAATCGAAAATCCCAGAAATCGCGTCCATGCAAAACGAGGCGGCGTTGACCGCAGCGCAGAGCGGTGGTGCTGGGACCGGATTCAATATGGGTCAGTTTGCGGAGGCCATGACGGTTGCTGGCCCGATCATGGCGATTCTTGGCGCTGCCAACAGTGCCATCGGCTCGTATTACACCGCGCAGAGCCAGCAGAACCAACTCAAGATGCAGGCGCAGAATCAGGCGTTTGCAGCCGAGATGGCGCGTGTCAATCAGGGCATGGCTCGGTTTGCTGCCGGCGGAATCATGCGCGAGGGGCAGGAGCGCGTCGGTCGCTACACAATGCAGGCGGGGCAGGCCCGTGCGTCTGCCAAGGCTGCGCTTGCGGCTCGTGGAGGCGTGTTGAGCGAAGGCGCGCCTGCAGAGATTCTTGGCAGCATGGATTTGGTCAAGGAGATCGACAAGCTTTCCATGAGCGCGGCCAATGTCAGGGCAGCTGAGGCGGCCAAGTTGCAGGCGTTCAACATCGGTGTCGGTGCAACGATGGCTGACATCTCTGCGCAGAACCTTCAGGCAACTGCCAGCACGATCTATCCTGGGCTGTCGCTCAGTACAAGTCTGCTCGGCAGCGCAACCGACATTGCTGGATCGTGGGCGCGCAATAGGCGCATTGAGGAACTTCTGGCTGGCGTTTCTACGCAGAGGATGTAAGCATGCCGACCGTACCTACATCGTTCGTACCGCAGGTTGCTCCGCAGAGCGGTGGTGACATCGGACAGTTCCAAGCACCACAGGTGGCGGTAACAGAGAACCTTGCCGCTCCTCAGCAGGTGCGGTTCGGTGCAGCCATGACGGGTGCTGGAAATCAGGTCTTCCGTCTTGGTAGTGCTATTCAGGACGGTATTAATGAGGCACAGACCAAGGCCGCTGATATCGCATTCCTCCAGCAAGCCAATTCCATGCTGCGTGGCGATCAGGGATACCTGCGAACTGTTGGCAAGGACGCTGAGTCGCGGTACGCATCGACAGCAGATGCTTTGACGCAGGCTGGACAATCGACGCTAGACGGACTTCAGAACGATACACAGAAGTCGATGTTCAAGAATGTACTTGCACGGAACATGATGACGTTCCAAACACAAGCACTTGACCACCGCGACAAGGAAGTGAAGGTCTTCGCGGCAAATGAATCTCGCGCTCGGGCGGATCAGTACGCAGCTCTTGCGATTCAGGACTTTGAAAATCGCGGCGAACTTTTGAGTGGTTACGAGATCAATCGTGGCGTGGCCCTAAACGAACTCAAGCAGGCCGCATCGCTTTCCGGCATTCCAGAGGGTTCCGCGCAGTTCACGGCAATCCAGCAGCAACTTGATACGCAACTGACGACAGGGGTGGTCAATCGACTGATGCTGGACAACCGCTACGACGAGGCTTACAAGTGGGTCGATGCCCAGCGCAAAGCTGGTAATTTGGAGCGCAGGGCGGGTGACAGCCTGATGGCATCAATTGATGCAAACCGGGATCGCTTCATGATTGATGAATATGCAACGACCATCAAGGGATATGGGCGCGTTGGAAGCCCAAATGATGAGGCCAACGACCCGCAGGAGGCTCCAGGATCGCTCAGGGACGCTTTGGACATTGCTGACGGGATCAAAGACCCGGAGATCCGCAAGGGCGTCCAGGCGGCCCTGCGGACCCAATACGGGCAGGAGGAGGCATTGGTTCGGCAGGAATACAACTTCCTGATCGACCGAACCGAGCAGTTCCTCGCCATACCTGGCAATGACGTAAATAAGATCCCTCCTTCCGCATGGGGCCGGCTGAAGCCGACCGATCAGGCGCGATTCCTAAAGTCGCAGCGCGAGGTTGATGAACTTGGAGTCATGGAGGAGTTGGCACGCAATCCTTCGGTACTGACTCGCGAGTACTTGGAAGAAAACCGTGGTCGCATGACGCGGCAGACCTACACCAAGTTGCTGGGAGACATGAACGCTCCAGACAAGGTGATCGCGGCCACGCTTGACGCAGATCAGGTTGAGGCCACGTTCTTGGCAAATGGAATGACCAGCTTGACGAACCCGCGAACGGACTCGGAGAAGAACGAATCGCTCACGCTCCGCAACATGTTCAAGGCGCAGATTGATGACATGCAGAGTGCGATGAAGCGACCGCTAAATCGAACCGAGAAGCAGCGCGTACTGGATCAGGTCATCCTGCAATACAACGAAAAGGGATACGAGCCTGATTGGTATTTTGACAACGAGATGCGACTTGGTGCCATGACCGCAGAGCAGCGTCAAACCGCGTACGTCATGGTTGGGAAAAATCGCGTTACGTTGTCGAGTGTTCCGCAATCGTTTGTGTCTAACGTGGCGTTACCAGAGTTCCGCAAGGCGGGCGTCACAAATCCAACCATGCAGCAGATCGCCGACTATTGGCTCCGAAAGGGCAGGCCGTCCGAATGATTCCGTTTACGCCAGACGACCGTCGAGCGCAGTTCGCACCTTCGCAGAATGTCGGAGGTGCCGTGGACCGCGACGTGCTAGACATCATCGGCGCACAACCGCAGCAGACGATGGCAGCGCAAGTCGATTACGAAGTGCCAGACATCAAGCCAGTCGATCCGGATGTTGTGGCAATCGTGAACCAGAATCAGGGTCCGCTTATGGCGTCTCTGATGGGCGCATCGCAGGTGAATCCGGATCAGGCGGCGGAAGCAAAGCGCATTGGTTCACAGATTGGTATTGGACAGGACATCGCTTTGCGGAATATGGATGACGTGCGGCAGCGCGCATTCATGGCCGATGTACAGCGCCGCGACATTGCGCGTGCGAACCCGGTGCTTGCGGGCTTCTTGACCGACAGAACATTTGCGAACGAGGCGAGTGACGATATTGGAACACTCGACCGTGTTGGTTCATTCTTTGCAGACATTGGCCGTGCAGCTGCCGGTAGGCCAATGTATTACACGGCTGGCGAATTGGCTCGCGGATACATGCGCGGCCAACTTGTCGCAGAGCGTGGAGAAATTGGTACGAGGGCAATCTTGGGGGAGGCAGAGGAAACAAACTTTGCTCGCGCCAAGCAAATTCAGGCCGAGATGCGTGACCTTGCCGGCGGTGGAATTCTCGCATCAACTGCCGAAGTCGTGGCGCAAAATGTGGCTCAGGCGCGAGAGGTGGTCGGCGCTGGTTTGGTTGGCGGCGCAGCAGGATCGGTGATCCCAGGCATTGGCACAATGACTGGATTTGCTGGCGGTTTGGGAACGGGCATTGTTTTGACAACGGCAAAAATGGAAGCCGGAAACCTGTACTTGGACCTTCAGGAACAAGGTATTAGCGATGACACGGCAGTTCCAATTGCTGTCGGCGCTGGCTTGCTGAACGGCGTAGTTGAAGCCGTTGGCATGAAGGTCGCCGCAGCTCCGTTTCGACAATTGGCAGTGCGCGTGATGCGCGAGCAAATTGCAGAAGCAATACAGAAGCCGACGATGCGCGCCGCGCTGGCGGCAGCCGGCAAGGCTTATGTTGTCCAAGTCGGATCAGAAGCGACAGAGGAAGGTTTGCAGGAAATTGTGAACATTGCCGGCGAGGAACTTGCCAAGGGCATGGAGGGCATCGACAGCGAAACGACCATGCGCGATGCGGCCAAGCGCGTGCTGGATTCGTTTGTGCAGGGAGCAATGGGCGGGTCCATTCTTGGCGGTATCGGCCCAGGCGCGAACTTGTATGTCGATTTGCGGCGGGCTAACAAGGCCACGAAGCAGACGCGGTTCTTCGATGATCTTTCAAAGAACGCCACCGAGTCAAAGCTCAAGGCGCGAGATGCTGGAGCATACGAACGGTTTGTGGCAGCAACGGCTGACGGAACCGGCGCTGATACGGTGTTTGTTGATGGCGCGACCATTCGCGACGTGCTAACGCAGGCTGGAGTGACGGACACGCAACTTGACGCAATTATTCCTGGCATGGCGCAGCAGGTGCGTCAGGCCGTCGAACTTGGCAACGACGTGACGCTGCCAACCTCGCAGTTTGCGGCGCGTTTGGCCGGCACGAAGTTGGGAGACGCACTAATGCCGCATATGCGCCTGTCGCCAGATGCGATGAGCGCAATGGAGGCGCAGCAGTTTGAGCAGAGCCGCGAGGCGTTGGTTGAAGAGGCTCGTGCCCTGCTTGATGCAAAGACAGAGGCAGAGAGCGCATTTGTTCAGGAAGCGGATCAGATCGCATCAAGCATGCGCGATAGATTGGTGGCTGCGGGTCGTGATCCTGCAATGGCTGAAGTCGAATCACTTGTGCATCAGGCATTCGTGGTGACGCAGGCTGCACGTCGCGGGATGACGCCGTCCCAGTTTGAGGCCGAGAGCGGACTTCGCGAGATTGTTGGTGTTCCAAAGGTTGGCGCTCCGATGGAGCAGGCGGCCATACCAAAGCCATCGGCGCGAGTCGTTGAACTTCTGCCTACGTCACAGGTATTGGATGAGCGAGGTTTCGGACCTATTACGCATCCTGTTGATGGCGACGAGGTTGCAGCTGGTCGGGCCATGCGCACGGTTCTTGGCGGCATTGATGTGCCACGCAAGTATCTGAAAACTCAAGAGGCGTTCGATTATCTGCTGGGTGCTATCAATCAGGTATTGCTGAACAAGAGCAAGGATTCGGCAGACTATGACCGGGCTGCTGCGTCAATGGGCCGCGCACTTCGTACTGATCTTGCGACCGTGGATGACATCGTCATCTCGGCGAAAAAGCTCGGCTATGCTGGCATCGACCAGGATTTTCGGATTGAGACAGAGGACACGCTGACGAAGACCGATGTGATGGAGGTGCTGGATCAGATTCCGATTGCTCCAGAGATGTTCGACCAAGCATCCCGCATGGACGCCGACTACCTCGCGGCGGTCGAGCGCGGCGACATGGCGACCGCGCAGCGGATGGTTGACGAAGCGGCCAGAGCGGCTGGATATAACATTGGCCCTCTTTACCATGGCGGAATCACTCGCATTGATGTTCCGCGTGGTGTTCGTGGCGTGGCTGCATCAGCAAGTTTCAATCGTGATATTGCACAACAATATGCAGATCAGATGCAGGAGGCGTATTCCGAAGGCAATGCGGTTCTGCCAGAAAGCGCACAGATCGTTGGCCCGACAGTTTCTCGGTGGTATGCAAAGGGAGAAATTTTCGATCCACGCAATCAATCACATATTGAAAGGGCAGGTCTGAAAGACCGGGATCTTGCATTCACGTGGGAAGATTATGAAATTGGTTGGGAAGGAGGCTTGTCTGATGTTGCGAGGGCAATTCGCAATGCTGGGTTTTCCGGATACTTGGAACGAGAAAGTGCAACTGATGCTTTTGAAAATGTAAGTTTTTTCAAGCCAGAAGCAATCAAATCCGCCGACCCAGTCACCTACGACGAGCAGGGCAACATCGTCCCGCTGTCGCGCCGCTTCGACATCACCAGCCCGAAGCTGTTTGAGCAGGCGGCGATGTTTGAGCAGGCTCCCGTCAGTCCAGGCTTCTACTCCGCGCTTGAGCGCGAGGTAGCGGCAATTGATTCCAAAACGCTGACTGCCGCAGGTTGGGGCGAACGCCTCAGGGGGTTGGTCAACAAGGGTGCAATCAAGACGGACGAGCTTGAATGGTCTGGACTGTCTGACTATCTGAAGATGCAGGAAGGCAAGGTGTCCAAGGACACCGTGCTTGAGTTCTTGCGCGGCAACGGTGTGCGCGTTGAGCGTGTGTTATTGAGTGAACAGGCAATTGAAACAGTGCCATACACCGTTGAAGAAGGACTTGATGTTGACGGCAACACAAGATGGTTTGTGTATGACCCAGACGGCAGTCGCGAAATGGGCGTGTTTGACAATCAAGTTGATGCTGAACGAGAAGCTGATCGTTTGACAACTGCAAATGAAATTGCAAGAGGGAGGCCAAGCGGCACGCCGAAGTTCTCCAAGTACTCCCTCCCGGGCGGCAAGAACTACCGCGAGGTGCTGATTACGATTCCCGCTGGCGTTTCGCCGCCTGCTCCTGGCCTTTCCAAGACTGGACTTGCTGCGCGGCAAGAGATTTTCGACAAGTATGCACCGCAGCTTCAGGCGCTTGAAAAGGAAATCACAAGCCTGATGTTTAGGGCATCGCTCACTGATGCAGAGGCGCAACGTCTCGCAGATGCCGGAAATGAGCGAGATGAACTAGAGGAGAGACGGCGCGAGGAAGCGAATGCTGCGTATCGCATTCCAGAAAAGCCAAAGCCTTTTGATTTCACAAGTTCCCATTGGGACCAGCCGAATGTTCTCGTCCACTTGCGCCTAAATGACCGCGTTGATGCGGACGGCAAGCGCGTGTTGTTTGTGGAAGAAGTGCAGAGCGATTGGGGACAGGCTGGAAGGAAGACCGGGTTTGCTCCTACTGCTGCTCGTAGGCAAGCAATTATTGACGAATATAACGCGTCGAAAGCTGCGCTTGATGCTGCCGTTCCTGGCAGCGTTGAGGCTGAAGCGGCATATGAGCGTTTTGAACGCAATGCGGAGGCGTACAACAACGAAATCAACGACGCTTCCATTCCACGCGCACCGTTTGTTGAAACCACTGATGGCTGGTTGAACCTCGGCCTCAAGCAGATCATGCTTGAAGCGATCAAGGGAAACTACGACCGCGTCGCGTTCGTAAACGGCAGGCAGAGTGCAGATCGGTATGACTTGAGCAAGCAGGTGCGCGAGATTTCGTGGACCGGATACGACTCGCGTGGCGCGGCCAAGTTGGTCACCATCACGCCGCTTCAGGGGAATCTCATTGAGATTCCAATTGATGATCGTGGCGTTGCTATTTCCACGGGCAGCCAGTTCGACGGCAAGCCGCTGGACGAGATTATCCCGAAAGAGATTGCCGACCAGGTCATGGCCGAGCGAAGCGGCGACATTAGCGGCGATGGCCTGAAGGTTGGCGGAAAGGGAATGATTGACTTCTACGACAAGATCGTGCCTGCGGCTGTCAACAAGCTGCTCAAGAAGTACGGCGGCGGGAAGCTTGGTTCGGTTGCACTTGGCACACGTTGGGATGCGTCAGTTGCAGAACAGCAGCAATGGAATGCAGAGCGAGTGTTGGAAGTTCTTGACGGTGGCGGCGAGGTGTATTTGACTCGGCGAGGCCAAGAAGAACGAATTACAAACCGTGAGCAACTTGACGAATACATCCGAGAGAATGGCAACCCAGATTTTTGGGTGATGGGTGACAAATTGCCAAAGATGGATCAACCAGGTTTCCCTATCACGTTAGATATGGTCAATAAGCTGGAGTCCGGCCTACCGCTGTTTCAGGCTATGCCGTCTCCCGGCCCAGCCCGAGGCGGATATGACCCTGCGCGGCTGAAGATTCTGTTTGGTCCGGGCGCTGACTTTACGACCGGAGCGCACGAACTCACGCATTTCTACGTCGATTACTACACCAGGCAGGCGATGGCCGGCACGGCTACGCCGCAGATGCTTACGGATTTGGATGCCATGTTCAAGTTCATGGGCGTTGCTGGAGACACGCCAGAGGCACGAATGGCGGCGTTCAACGCAATGCCGTTTGAAACCTCTAGGCCGTTGATTGAAACGATCACCTACAACGCGGAGATCTATCTGTTTGAGGGCAAGGCTCCGAGTCTTGAACTGGCTGGCGTGTTTGACCGCATGCTGGCGTTCTTCCGCAGGGCGTACAAGAGCATTGCCGACTTCATCACGCAGCAGCAGGCCATCTATCGCCGAGAGTTTGGCCGCGAACTTCCTGTCCTAAATGACGAACTGCGGGCGGTCTTTGACCGGATGCTGGCAGACGAGCGGCAGATCAAGCAGGCTCAGGCCGTGGCACAAATGCGCGGACAGTTCACCGTCAAGCCCGAGGGCATGGACGATGCTGAGTGGGCGGCATATCAGGAGATGGCTGGCGAAGCCACGAATGCGGCCATTGCGGATATGACCAAGGCCAGTCTGCGGCAGATGGAATGGCTGTCGCGGGCGCGTAGCCGGATCATCAAGGACATGCAGGCGCGGCACACCGCCCAGCGCAAGGAAGTCCGAGAGCGTGTCCAGCGCGAGGTGCAGCAGGATCCTTTGTACCGGGCAATGGCGTTCCTGAAGCGGGCGCAAATCGTGGCCCCGGACGGTGCCACTACGAAGGCCGAGGGAGTACACAGGATTGACAGGGTGCTGGCGGCAGAGTTTGCCCCAACCGTAGACCTGGCGCGCCTTGGCGGTCGTTTTGGCGTCCTACAGGACGATGGGCTGCATCCTGATGTCGTGGCCGAGATGTTTGGCTATCCGGCTGGCGCAAGTCTCCTACAGGCTTTGGCTGACGCTAAACCGATGCGGGAGGTTGTGGAGGACCGGACTGACGCGGAGATGTTGCGCCTGTACGGGGAGATGAACACGCCGGAGTCCCGTGAGCAGGAGATCCAAAAGGCGCTCCACAACGAGGCTAGGGCGCGGCTGGTGGGTGTTGAGTTGCGTTTTATGGGCAAGATTCGCCAGCCAGTACGGGTGCTGATGGAAGCCGCTCGCCAGGCAGCCCAACAGGTCATCGGACGTAAGCGCGTGGGAGAACTGCGTCCAAGCGAGTTCATCGCGGCAGAGGCCAAGGCATCCCGAGAGGCCACGGCTGCGATGCAAAACAACAAGCCTGATATGGCGGTACGCGCCAAGCGGGCGCAGCTCCTGAACAACCAACTGGCAAAGACTGCGCTTGAGGTTCGCGACGAAATCGACGATGGAGTTCGGTATCTGCGCAGGGTGTTGCGTGATAGCAATCGCCAGCGTATGGGCGCGGACGTTGCAGACCAAATCGCTGGTCTGCTGGATCGTTTCAACATCGCGCCGATGACGGCAGATGAGGCCAACCGAGTCCGAACGCTATCAGAGTTCTTGGCATCGCTTGAGGATCGTGGCCTGGTCCCAGACATTGCCGAAGCCATAGGAATGCGTGACACGCGCATCCCGTACAAGAACATGAACATCGCGGACTTCCGCGATCTTGTCGATGCAATCAAACAACTTGAATACATCGGAAAGAACGAACGCAAGATTCTATTGGCAAAGGAAAAGGCAGAGTTTCAGGCGGTTCGGGATGAGATCGTAAAGAGCGTTGTAGATAACGCTGGCGACCGCAAGGCCAACGCCAGGACGGCGACTACCAACATCGGCAGGGCCGTCACGGCCATGAAGGGATTCGCGGCGGCGCACCTGAAGGCCGCATCAATTGTCCGCATCATGGATGGTGGTAAGGATGGCGGGCCGTTGTGGAACTATCTGATCCGGTCTGCAAACGAAGCCGGAGATACAGAAACCACCATGAGGGCAGAAGCAACCGCTGACCTGACCAAGATCCTTGAACCAGTATTCCGCGCTGGAAAGCTTGGTGGAAAGGGCATTTTCTTCCCGACGATCAACCGAGCCATGAATCGCGAGGCACGCCTAGTTGTGGCCCTAAACATGGGCAACGCTGGCAACATGCAGCGCCTACTGGATGGCGAGGGTTGGAGCATTGAATCCGTCCTTCCTGTTCTGCAATCGCTGACAGAGGACGAACTGAATACGGTCCAGCAGATTTGGGACTACTTTGAGAAGTACCGCCCCATGATTGGACAGAAGGAACGCCGCCTGTACGGCAAGGAACCGGCATGGGTTGAGCCTCAGCCGCTTGTGGTTCAGTCTGCGGACGGAAAGACCGTCACGCTTCGTGGTGGCTATTACCCGATCAAGTACGATCCTCGCGCATCACAACGGGCCGAAACGATGTCTGAGGCCGATGAGGCCAAGCGCGATTTGGCTGGTTCATACACAACCGCAACGACGCGACGCAGTTTCGTGAAATCGCGTGTTCGCAAGGTTGAGGATCAACCGCTGCTGTACACACTGGCTGGCATGTATGGCGGAATCAATGATGTGATCCACGATCTGACGTGGCACGAATGGCTGATCCAGGCGAACCGTCTGATGCGATCCAAGTCGTTCGATGAGGCTGTGCGAAACCGATACGGACCAGAATATGTGGTGCAGCTCAAGAACTGGATAAAGGATGTCGCTGCCGGCGAGCGTGGCGTGCAGAACGAAGCCGAGATGGCGCTGAACTTCCTGCGGCAGGGCATTAGTTCTGCTGGCCTAGGTTTCAACATCGTGAGTGCGGCCATGCAGATCACTGGTTTCAACCAGTCCATTGTGCGCGTCGGAGCAAGGTGGATCGGTCGCGGCATTGCATATGTCGCGCAGAATCCGATGATTGCAATGCGAGAGGTAAACGAGAAGTCGGAGTTTATGCGGAACAGAAGCCGCACCCAATTCCGAGAACTAAACGAGATCCGGAACATGGTGCAAGGCCAAAGTGTCGCCATGCGCCGCGTGCAGATGGGCACCTACTTCCTGATGATGCGGATGCAGCGCATGGTCGATGTACCGACGTGGCATGGTGCATACGAGAAGGCCATGTACGAAGGACGCGATGAGGAGACTGCTATTGCGCTTGCGGACCAGGCGGTGATTGACTCACAGGGCGGAGGCATGGTCAAGGATCTTGCTCGCGTTGAGCGTGGCGGTCCTGCGGTCAAGTTGTTCACGGTGTTTTATGGGTACATGAACACGGTCTACAACATGGCTGCTGTTCAGACGATGACGAACAAGAACAAGGGCCGTTTGGCAGCCGATTACGTTATGTTGTTCGTGGTTCCAGTTGTTCTGTCCTACATGCTGAAGCAGGCGCTTATCCCACGAAAGGGAGGCGAGGACGAGGAGTGGGATATGAGCAAGATTGGACGAGAGCTTGCCGCAGAGCAGTTGTCGTACCTGATGGGAACGATGGTCATTGCTCGTGAGTTTGGCGAGGTTGGAAAGATGATCTTTGGCGTCGAAGGACCGCGCATGGGCTATGGCGGTCCAGCCGGATTGAGAGCAGTCGGTGAGACATACCAGTTTGCAACACAGGCATCGCAGGGTGAATTTGATACCGCGTTCCGCAAGTCGGCAGTCAACATGATCGGCGCGTTTACTGGTCTTCCAAGCGCCCAGGTGAACCGCACGCTTGATGGCCTTGAGGCGCTGTATGAGGGTGAAACGAAGAATGTTTTGGCACCACTAACTGGAGCAAAGAAGCGATGATGGTGCCCGTACTCGTGACCGATATCAATAGGTTTGCACCGACTTCACAGGAGTCCTGACCTTGACAATTAGCAGCACAACGCGCATTGCCGGCCCGTTTGTTGGAACTGGATCTGCCAGCGTCTTTCCATTTACCTTCAAGGTATTCGCGGCGTCTGATCTGGACGTGATCCGCCTGAACAGTTCAACTGGCGTTGAAACGACGCTAGTGCTGACGACGAATTACACGGTCACACTGAACGGCAACCAAAACACGAATCCTGGCGGAAGCGTCACGCTGGTCGCTGGCGCGCTCGCCAGCGGATTCACGCTGACGATCACTTCAGACATCTCCAACCTTCAGCCAACCGACCTGACGAACCAGGGTGGGTTCTACCCCGAGGTCATCACGGACTCGCTGGATCGGGCAACGATTCAGATCCAGCAGATGTCTGAGGACGTTGGGCGCAGCCTGAAGGGTCCGATTTCGGACGGAAACCTCAACATGGAACTGCCGACCGCCTCGCAGCGGGCGAACTCGTTCTTGGCGTTCGACGCCAATGGCGTCCCGACGGCAGTGGTGTCCGGCTCGACTGGCGCACCTACGACGATCACTCGTCAGGTGTTCAGCGGTACGGGGTCGCAGACGGTGTTCACGCTGGCAAGTGACCCGGGTGCGCTCGGCAATAGCGCCCAGGTCTACATCGGCGGCGTGTATCAGCAGCGCAGCACCTACACCATCGCCGGAACGACGCTGACCTTCAGCTCCGCCCCGGTCGCCGGCACCGACAACATTGAATTCGTGAACTTCCTGACGAGCAACATCGGCGCGACGAGCGCCGACCTCGTCACCTACACGCCGAGCGGTACAAGCGCGGTCGCCCGCAGCGCGGCGAGCAAGTTTGGTGAAACGGTCAGCGTCAAGGACTTTGGTGCGGTTGGCAACGGAGTGGCTGACGACACGGCGGCGATCAACGCTGCAATCGCATCTATTCCTGCGTCAGGTGGAATCGTGTTGTTCCCATCGGGTGTTTACAAGCTCGTTGGAACATCCGTCAACTTCACGCGGCGTAGCCACATCCCAATCCTCAGCAAGCAAAACATCCATCTGATTGGCTACGGAGCTACGTTGCAGTCAACGTACTCAGCAGCAACAATCAATGATCTTGCCGAGGTGATACATGTCGATTCCAGCGACAACATCGTGGTAGAGGGATTTGAAATCACGACGCAGTTCGTGAGGGCATCTGGAGCGTATGATCCATCCGACTACGCATGCCGAGCTATTAGCGTCGGATCATCCACTGCCAACGCCAAGAATTTCGCAATGAGAGACATTGCGTGCAATACCGCGTTCGCGCTGTTCACGACGTTCGGCTCGGCAACGTATCGGATGCGGAACATTATCGTTGAGAATTGCTCGATTGATGTCTGCTATTACGGGGTCAACTTCCAGGGCAATGGAGACAACGCACGAATCGAGAATCTACAGACGAATCGTGTCAACCGTTCATATTTCGTCTATGGCGTCACGAACCATGTTGTCAACTATGTTTCTACTGGCCAAGACGTGCTGTTCCATGACTGCCTGATTTCTGCTATTGAAGGAACGACCACAAATGATATTGATGTTCGCGCATCTATCAGAAACAGCGTTTCTACTGATTCGCTTGTTGCGCTGTATTCAGTCGCGACGACCGCAACGCCAACATACGGAATCCTTCGCAACATCAGCCTGAACGTCAACGATCTCACCAGCACGGCTAGTTCGTATTCCGTCACGCTCTACAACTTTTTTGACGGCGTAAGCCAATCAGGATCAATTGCTCAGACGTGTTTCGACAACATTTCCATCTCAGGAAATATCCGAAACGACGTTGTGATGAACGCCACGCAGTCACCGCGTGGATTGATGAATCTCGATGAGTTGCGTATTGGAACGACTGCAACGGTGGTTGATAGCGGCGTATGGACCAAGGGTTTCTATAACGGAACCGATCAAGTCGGAACCTGGACTCCCACGTTGCAATGTGGAGGTGCATCGGTTGGATTTGTGCAGGCGTCATCAATTGGGCGATTCATCAAGCGTGGACGCATGGTTTGGTTCCACGGCGAAATCTTGTTGTCAACCAAGGGCAGTTCGACTGGCGCAGTAACGATTGCTGGCTTGCCGTTCACTAATCTCAATGGCAACTTCACGCCGATTTCATGCGTTGGATTTTCTGGAATGAGCGGACTTGGTGGCGCGATTATCGGGTATATCGAGAGCAACAACACATTCGTTTCTCTTGGAACCCAGGCAGCAACTGGCCTCCAGGCTATCACCGACACATCCCTGACTAACACATCAAGGTTGTTCTTCTACGGCGTCTATCAGACGACGAACTAACCCATGCCCCAAACCAAGCCAACATCTGAACAGGTCACTTTCCTCGCAGCCGGCACGGGCGCGTCCCAGCGCACTGTCCTGGACAAGCTCCGCGATGCCGTGAGCGTCAAAGACTTCGGCGCGGTGGGAGACGGCACAACGAATGACACGGCTGCAATTCAAGCTGCCATCACCAGCGGGTATTCGCTTGTGTTCCCGGCCGGCACCTATCTCTGCAACAACCTGACGCAGTCCACTTCGTATCAGCGGTTCTACGGTCAGGGCGAGGTCCGCATCATCAAGAACGCAAATGGCCCGCTGCTTACTTGCACTGGCCAGGGCTTGCTGTTTGATGGATTGGTTTTCTATGGCGGACCCGCAAGTGGGTCGGGCCTTACTGGCGACAATCTCGTAACGTCCGGCAACAACATCACGTTCAATGACTGCGGTTCCGTATGGGCCACTGGTCGAGCATTGAAGGCGACCGGAAGTGGAAACACCATCAACGGAACTCGCGGCAACTATCAAACCGACGATACGTCCGCAAGCGGATATGACATCGAAATCGGAAACGTCAGTTCAGCCTCGCTCTACAACCGAATTGAGAATGTAACCACCGGATCGTTCAACGGCGGCATTTATCTGAACAACACCGGGGCATCGACGCTATCTGGCATCCAGTGCGGAAAACTGACTTCCTCCGCCCCCCTTACTGCCGGAGCTGGTGGATTCAGCCTGTACGGCGGTCGCACTGCAAGCATCAAAATTGGTGGCTCATACACCATCCTGATGTCAATCATCCCGACGGTTGGTTCGACGATTACATTTGACGCTGGTACCGCAAGTTGTTTCGTGTACGTCGCAAATCCATCTGCTTCATACGCGATTACCAACAATGGCAACGCCAACAACGTAATCATCCAAGGAACGAGTGCTGGTTCAACAATGGATTTGCGATTCGGCGATACTGCTACTTGGGCCAACACTTTGAAGCTGTACCCGGACGGCCGATGGCTGTTCCCCAATTTCGCAGTGTTTGAAAGTGGGTACGGGGTCAAGGTAAATGATTCCGGCGGGACCGAACGAACTCTGGCAACAATTAGCAGCACGGATAACTACTCGTTCGGCTCCAGCATTTCGACGAACTTCGTCAACGTTGCTGCCGGCGGATCTGTGAACTTGGCGGTTGGCGGAAGCAGCATCGTCACCACTACGACGACTGCTCTGCGACCGTCGGCTGACAATGTTACATCGTGCGGTGGACCGTCCCCTAATCGTTGGTCTGTCGTGTATGCGGCGACCGGAACGATCAACACGTCCGATGCTCGCTCAAAGGAGCAGGTCCGCGCAATCTCGGCAGCAGAGCGTGCAACCGCCATGCAGATCAAGGGCATGCTCTCGGCATTCAAGATGTCTGACGCCGTTGCACGAAAAGGAGATGGGGCTCGCATCCACTTTGGTGTGATTGCCCAAAATGTCCGCGAGGCCTTCGTGTCCAACGGACTTGATCCGCATACTTACGGGATGTTCTGCCACGATTCGTGGGACGCTAGTGATTCCATCGTGTCCGATGATGGAACGGTTATCTGTCCTGCCCGTGAAGCCGGAGATCAGTACGGAATCCGTTACGACGAACTGCTCGCCTTCATCATTGCAGCGATGTGACCATGACCTCCACCCACCACGAAGAACTGTTCCTCGCCATCGGCCGCCTGGAAGGCAAGGTAGATTCCCTGATTGCCATGCAGAGCCACCAGCAGGATCAGCTCAAGGAACATGACACACGCATCCGTTCGCTTGAGCATTCGCGGGGCTATATGCTTGGATGGTCAGCGGCCATCGGAGCGAGCATGAGCCTTGTCGCTAACTATCTCATCCGCGCATTCAACTAAAGGACCAACATGCCTACCGACATCATCATTGCGACTGACAAGCCAAGTTACTTGACGACTGGCCTCGTCACCGCCAGCAGCGGCACTTACGATAACTCTGTCCCGACTGCCACGATCCCTTCTACAACCGGGCAGACGTTCTTGGTTCCGACGAACCTGGGCGATAAGCCGAGTCTGCTGCGCTTGACTCCATTCCACAGCGCGAACAATGCGACCACTCCGGGCTTCCGCGTGATCGGTTGGACGACGTACACGCAGACGAGCGGAACCCCGGTGTACATCCCGACGCTGCTCGCCGACTGCGCCTGCTCGTACAACGCTACCGCAGGCAGCATCCCGAGCTTGTCGGTGAACAGTACGACGCAGTACTTCTTCCATGCGGTTACTGTTGGTGCTGGCGTCCCGACCGTGAACGTCTACAGCCCTGGCACGGCAGCTGCTGCTGGCACGCCGCCCGCCGGCGTGGTCATCGACACCATCGGCATGCAGTACATCACGATTCAGGTTGAGTCCTCGACCGGAACGATGGGTTGCTTCTACGCCTTCCTTTGAAAGATTACGATGCGCGCAATCAGAACTCGGCAACTGTTTGATGGCGGCGACCAGGTGCAGTCCGTATTCGGAAACACCAGGGCATCTACGTTCCTGCGTGACGCGGCCTCATTCACCGACTCGGTGGACATCATCACCATCGGAGACAGCAATTCAGGTTCGTCGGGAAATTGCGGATACCAATTCGGTCTGGCAACGGCATGTGCTATGAACGGAATGCCCGTCTACGCGACTCCGCTAGTTATGTGTGCTGGAAACGCGGGAGCGAACAACCGTTCTGGTGGAATGTTTCTGCCGCTCAACCAGTTCAGTTGGAGTGGCGTTACTGGAAATTTGACAACCCTACGAACAGCAGCGGCAGCATCGAATGCAAATGCACTGGCTATCGAAACTGCACTCGGATATAGCACATCAAATCTGATTATCCCATATTCGTTCACTTGGGATGGCGCCTTCGTTGCATCCGGCAATACATTTACATCACCAGCGAACGGAACGCGAGTTCGCGTGTTGCGTCCGTCTACGATGACGGAAGGAACCGGAGCGGGCGGTACATCGTGTCAGTATCGTCTTGTTCATGGCACATTCAATTCCGGCTCTGGACAATTCAAGTTGCTTGCCATGCGAGGCACAAACACAATCGTGGCCCAGAGCGCAAGTTTCATTTCGACCAACACGGGAACGAATGGATACGCGACGGAATATCTGGACTTCACCTCGCCAACGGTTGCTTCTGCTCCGGTTGAGTTCACTTGCGCGTATGACGGATACAACAATACGGCAGCCTCGTACCAAATCACCGGGCCATTCTGCGCCCTGTGGCATTCGGTAATTGAGAAGCGCAAGGGCTTCAGCGTGAGCAACCTGTTGTATCAAGGTGGCGCAACTGTTACCAACATTGCCGACAAGATCGTTGACATGGGCGACTTGCTGACCTCGTACCTGAAGGAATTGCGCGAACGACAGATCGCCGCTAGCGGTTCTGGGCGCGTAATCGTCTGGTGCAATGCTGGCGTGAATGGTCCGTCTGATGGTTCTACATGGACAGCGCAGATGGAGCGCATCAGAAATCAGTTCGTTGCCAAGTGGGTCACGACGCTCGGCTATCCGGCCAACGATCTTGCATTCGTATTATCCGTCACGCATCCGCAGGCAGCTGGAGCGACCGAAACGACGCTTGCCGCAACCAGAGAGACGGCGAACGCATGGGCGCTCGGTGCCGGATCGAACGTGAGCGTTGTGGATATCTCAAAGCTGTTTACCTATACCAATCTTTCCGCTCGTAGGCTGTATCAAGCCGTGACCAACACGGAGTCCACAGCACATCTTTGGGAATCAATTACGCCTGGAGCGGGAATCGTAACTGCCACAGATAGATATGCCACGGGATATGGATACGACATCCACATCCTGAACAATGGATATTCGGTTGTCGGAAATGCAATCATGAAGGCATTGCTGGCTGCCGAATGAGGCCGATTCTTTACCCGCCACAGTCCCACCCCATGCGGGTTTGGGCCTAACGAAAGGAAACACATGAAGCAGAACTGGAAGACCACTAGCGCGGGCATCGCCGCAATCCTCGTCGCCGTCGGCTCGGCCCTGAAGGCGTTGACGGACAATGACCCCACCACTGTGCCGGATATTGGTGCGTGCATCGCGGCCATCATGGCTGGCGTTGGCCTGATCCTTGCCAAGGACGCTAGCAGGGCCGACTGATGGCTTGGCTCTCACAACTCATTGCTGCAATCGTGGCCGAGGTGCTGGCGCGATTTGGCGGCGACATTGGAAAGGTAAAGGCAACCGATGCGAAGCACGACAAGGGTTTGCTGTCTCGCGCTGGCGAGCGTGTGCGTGACTGGATGCGCACGAGTCACGTTAGTAAGTGAAGGCAGCCCGGTTCGCATTGGGCCCTCCTGCCAGGTGCGTGTTTACACGCTGACGGCTGATGGCTGGGAGCTTTCGCCCAACACCGTCACGATCCCAGAGGGCTGGTACTGCGTGCCACCCAGTTACGTCGAACAGCAAGACCCCAAATAACGCTTTCCCGTGTTCGGTCATTTTGCTTGCATTCGACGCAGCAATCTGCCAGCAACCATTGGGTCGAGTGATGTTCCACGTCTGGCCGGCATGGCGTGTTTGATATTCAGAATGTTTCTCAACTCATCCGCGAACAGCACATCCCCTGACGCTGTTAGGGTCAGCATTGTTCGCAGAGCATCATGGACGGCTGCAATGTCTGTTGCAACGAGCGCGTGACCATGTGCGTTCATTTGGCCCTGCGCGCTCAGTAGAACATCCATCAGGTTTGGTGGTCGTGTAAGTTTCGGCATCCTTGCCATGCGCAGATGATATAAAAACCCCGACCTGACGGAAGCCAGGCCGGGGCGCAGGGAGAACATACCTCCCCGAGTCTACAGCGAGACAGTGCGGTGGTCGCCAAAGATGTTTTGCAGATCGGCGCTGGGCGACCAGCGCGCAACCCATGCTCCATCTGTGGATAGCCACGTTTCGTTTCCTGAACCATCAATCCGTGCGATGGCGTACATGATTTCGCTGGCTGCTCTGCACCCACGTCCAAGCATGTCCATTTCCAATTCAATCGACTTTGCGATGATTGGACCCAGCGGAGAATCAGCCGTCACGATGTCACGCCGCACGGATTCAATATCCTGCATGGACAGCGTGTGGACCGTTCCATAATCGCTTTCACCCAGCATGATCCATGCGATGTGCGTGGCCTCCCACGGAACCTCCTGATTGTGCCACAAGACCGTGCGAGTTTGGGAAATTGAAAGCGCCTGCGAGCCTTTTGAAACAACTCGCATCTGTCCTTCTAGCCGGCGATTGAAACGGAACATCAGAATCGCCAATCCAATCAGTAGCGAAATGATTATCCATTCAGTCATTGTCCACCCCGAGCCTGGCATCCACGGCTGCCAATAGTTCCCTGGCATCCAACAGCATTTGCTCGCTGCGTGGATGTGGGTTTTCGCCTAGAGCTGCATCCGCATCCGCCTGCACCTGGCAACGAATCACGTGCTGGTACACGATCACCCTGCACCGTGCGAGTAGGCGGTGCAGGATCTCCTCCTCAACTACGGCATTCTGGGATGCTTCGCGCAGTTGGTGAACTGTTGAGGTGCTAACAAACTGAACAGATTTGAGATCGTTTCCGGCGGCAGGAATGGTGGACAGAATGTCGGAGACGGTTTGTGTTGGGGTCATGGCACGAGCCATTGTAGGAACTCCTTGCTCCATGCTCCCGCAAGGAAGCCAGCGATTGACAGGGCACCAAAGGCATAGCCGAGGTAAAAGTCAGTCAGACTCGGCTCACGAACAGGTTGTGGCTTATTCACTCGCGACCCTCCGGATAGAGGTCCGCAAACATGTTGTGAAACAAACGCGATGCCTGTGGGCGCGGATTCAAATTGCGAGCGATCACGCGCTCAATTTGCGACGCCATATCGGCCGAGTCGCCAGACTCATTCATGCAGATCAACCGCATGCTGTCGCGAACGAAGGTGGCCTCGGACTCTGTGAGATGAACAACGATAAATTTTGACTGTGACATGTGTGTTCTCCTGAAACGGGTTGTTTGCCAGCACCGTGCTGGCGGGGATGTCATCGGTCAACTACGTGACCGACCTTTACGAAATTCGGTGCGATACCCAGACAGGGCTTTGCCGAGTTTTTGAATTGCACTTGTGTGATGAAACATCGCCTGCTCCATAGTCAAGCCCATGATTTCTGCACACTCCTCCAGTGATCGGATTGGCTCCGCCGGCCGCAGGCGCATCTCTCCGTCGCGCTGCCTTCTGGCCTGGGTGTGGTCAACAATGCGAATTCTCATATCTGCAATGTACATAGATAACACGCAATGTCAACATCATCCATGCGCAATAGGTCGTGACACATATTGGACGCATACACTTTGCATTTATAAATCCATGCAGAATGTGTACGGAACCACTTGCGCTTGTGCCGATACGCTGTATTGTGATGCAGCCAAGCCGCGTCGGCGAGGCACAACAGGAGAACACCATGACAATTGCGAAGATGGATAGTGACACGTTGGGGCTGATTGCCCGCACCGTGGCGAAGGGCTGCTCTGCGGATGAGCTGTCCCTGTTCGGTCAAATTTGCCAGCGCACTGGGCTTGATCCGTTCGCCCGTCAGATTTACGCGGTGAAGCGTTGGGATAGCCGCGAGAAGCGTGAGGTCATGCAGACTCAGGTCAGCATCGACGGAGCGCGATTGACGGCCCAGCGCAGCGGCGAATACGCCGGCCAGGCTGGCCCGTTCTGGTGCGGCGATGACGGCATGTGGAAGGACGTGTGGCTGTCGCCGGTCCCGCCAGTTGCGGCGAAAGTCGGCGTCTATCGACGCGGATTCAGCGAGGCGCTTTGGGGGGTAGCTCTGTGGCGCGAGTACGCGCAGAAGGGCAAGGAAGGCCAACTGATTGGAATGTGGCCGAAGATGCCGAGCCTGATGCTGGCGAAGTGCGCCGAGATGTTGAGCCTGCGGAAGGCGTTCCCGGCGGAACTCTCGGGCCTTTACGCGGCTGAGGAGATGGGCCAGGCCGACAGCGAACTGCCGATTCCGACGCAAGCGGTTGCTACCAAGCAGCCGGCCAAGCCAGAACCAATTCTGGTTACAGTTGTTGATAACTCTACCACAATTGCACCGAAGCCCGTTCAGGCGCAGCAGGATGCCCAGCAAGACATTCCTGCTCCCAAGACTACCAAGACCCAAGCCAAGGCCACGGAACGCGCCACAGCGGCTCCTAGCGCATTTGGCGAGGTGTTGGCATCTCGGCCGCCAAAGGATTGCGCGTGGCGTGGCGGGTTGACCATCAGGCGAGTCGGACAGGGTAAGCCCACAACAAAGGGGTCGAACCGCTACCCCATCCTGCTGGATGTTGGTGGTACAGAGCAGTGGGCTTCCTGCTTCGATGACCGCGTGATGCAAGCAGCGCAGGATGCCCTGGGCGGTCAGGCCGTCTCGGGGTTCGTGCAGGAGGGCCAGTATGGCTGGACTTTGTACGGCATCCGAACCGTGTTAGAATCCATTGAACAGCAGGCCGCGCCAGTCGCGGCTGAGGAAGACCACATTCCGTTCTGACCCCCCGGAAAGCCCCCGGCGTGAGCGAAAGTTCCGCTGGGGGTTTTACCAACACAGGAGATCAACCATGAGCAATTACCCACCAGGATTTGATGCTGAGTATTGGTTTGGCGATGAAGAGGAACCGGAGGCAGAGGACATTGATTGCGAGCCGGAACCGCTAGATGAACCAGAACCCGATCCGTTTCCACGAGAAGAACCCTGAAAGGACAACAACATGAAAAGTCTTACACGAGTACACGAAGCGACAGCGGCGGCGCAGGAACTAGAGGAAATGCTGCTTGATAGCAGCGGCGAGTTGACAGAGGAAATGGAAGGCCAGTTTGCGATACTGACCCAACAGGCCGAAAGTTTTCCTGCTGCAATTGATGACGTGCTTTCCCTCGTCCGCGACATCGAAGCACGGGCAGAGGCACGCAAGGCCGAGGCCGACAGGCTCAAGCAGCGAGCCAAGCGCGATGAAGCCGTCGCGGCGTGGTTCAAGTCGCAAGTGCTGCGGACGATGCAGGCACAAGGACTCAAGAAAATTGAATGTTTGCGCTGGCGTGCGACGGTCGCGCAGCCGGGTGGTAAGCCCGCGATGGAGTTGATTGGAGATGTTCCGCCGGAGTATGTGGAGCAGGAGATCATTCATGTAACAGATAAGGACAAGATCCGCACCGAACTAGAGAGCGGAAAAATTCTTTCCTTTGCGCGATTGGTTGAGAAGCAACCCTATTTGAGGATTTCCTGATGTACGCCAAAGACGCAGCACTAAAGGGCATTCAAAATGCGCTGGCTGCACGAGGTTTCAAGTGGCCTGAGAAGGGCAAGAAGGACAAGGATTCCGTTGTTGCGCGCCTCATGGCATTTGACGCGCTGCACAACCTAACCGGCCTATCGCGTAGCGCAATTTCAATGTTGGTCAGCAACAGCCCCAGCAACACCACAAACATGATTCAGCGCGTGGAGCGGTGTTACCGAACGCCAATTGACAGGGCGAACTGGATTGTGCAGGCCCGAGCAGCGATTGATGCTGTGCTTTCACAGGAGGCAACATGAACCTGTTCGATGCAGCAGAGGCAGAGAGACTGAAGTTGCACGGCAAGGCCGTTGCAGCACAATCACGATCCGAGTTGTTGGGTTTAGCGCGTGTGTATGCGTTGATGCTGGTCCGTCGCAACGGCACGGTACATGCCGACGATGTCGCTGGAGCGATGGCGAATGACGGATTGAATTACGCTGACCTTGGCAACGCAGCCGGAAGCGTGTTTGACTGTTCATTCCAATGGACTGGTCAGGTCATTCGCAGCTTGAGACCATCCACGCACGGCAGGATTGTTCGCGTTTGGAGGTTGAAATGCGATACCTGAGCGTTTGCAGCGGCATCGAAGCGGCCACCGTTGCGTGGCATGGCCTGGGTTGGACCCCGGTCGGATTCAGCGAGATCGAACCATTCCCAAGCGCGGTACTCGCGCATCACTATCCCAACGTTCCAAATTTCGGAGACATGACTCAACATGCAACCTGGCCAATCGAACCCGGAACCATTGATGTCCTTGTGGGGGGAACCCCTTGTCAAAGCTTCAGCGTTGCCGGCCTCCGAGCAGGACTCGCAGACCCGCGAGGGGGACTCATGCTCACATATCTTGAGATCGCTCGGCGTTTACGGCCTCGATGGATTGTCTGGGAAAATGTCCCCGGTGTGCTGTCAAGCGCAGGCGGACGGGATTTTGGTTCCTTCCTTGGCGCGTTGGGGGAACTGGGGTATGGGTGGGCCTACCGGGTGTTGGACGCTCAATGGTGCAGAACACACGGGCATCCACGCGCCGTCCCGCAGCGCCGACGCAGAGTCTTCGTTGTTGGTTGCCTCCTTGAGCGATGTGCTGGAGATTGGAACCGTGCCGCCCAGGTTCTCTTTGAGCGCGAAAGCGTGCAGCGGGATTCTTCGACGCGCAGAGCGAAGGGGCAAGGCGTTGCCGCCAATGCTGAAAGCAGCGCTACAAGCGGCGGCTGGATGCCAAACAACCCAGGAGTCGTGAGCAGCGTTTGCACCAAATGGTCAAAAGGAACAGGCGGGCCGAGTGGTTCAGAGCATTTCAATTTGGTCGCACAGCCAGTTGGATACCGTTGGCAGAACAATAAAACGGGATTGGTTCAAGATGGAACTGCGCCGTCTTGCAGAGCTTCAGCAGGCAGCAGTGGCTTCCATAAGATGAATCATCCGGTCGTGTTGCAGCCAATTACCAAGTCCAAGCGCGCCCAATCGGTCACCGATGACGAGACTTGGGTGCAAGGCCAAGTGAACCCGACGCTCTCGCTGTTTGACCAGGGTGATACGCGGGCGACTACGGCTGTGGTCAATATGCAATGCAGCAAGTCAAACGCTTGCGTGTCAACCGATGGGACATCGTTCACGCTGAATGCGATGCACGGGCATGATGTTCATGCGGTGGCGGTCGGAGTCGATTGTTACAACGGCGCAGTGACGGGTGGCGTTGCCGCGACAATGGGTACTCCTGGCTCGTCGGTCAATGCAAGCGGGCCGACGGTCATGCAGGCCATGACTGTGCGCCGCCTGACCCCGCGAGAATGCGAACGCCTTCAAGGATTTCCAGACGACTTCACGCTGATTCCGTGGCGAGGTAAGCCTGCCGAGCAGTGTCCAGACGGACCGCGCTACAAGGCGTTGGGAAACAGCATGGCCGTCAACTGCATGGAGTGGATCGGCGAGCGAATTGATATGATCGAAAAGCGAAACAGCCCCGGCATGTAACCGGGGCGGTTTCTAAACCATACGCGCCGTGTCGGGCGCAGAGAGGTCTGGAGTGATTCTACAACCTGAACGAAGCGAGGGCGCACCTCTAGCGTTCCTGAAGTTTTACGGCAGCGACTTCCTAAACGCAACTGCCGCATGGACGATGGAGGAGCGCGGCGTTTACATCACGCTGCTTTGGTACTCATGGGTGAACGGAGGGTTGCCTGGAGATATCGAACGCATCGACCGCATGGCTCCAGGCGCGAAGGCGTGCTGGTCAGTTCTGGATTCCAAGTTCCCCATAAGCCAAGACGGCATGCGCCGCAACGCAAGGCAGGAACGCGACCGCGAAGCGATGCGAGCCAAGAGCCTGTCAGCAGCCGAGCGCGGAAAGCGTGGAGCGGAGCAGCGATGGGGTAGCCATAGCAACGGAATGGCTATAGCCATCCATCAGCCATCGCTAAACGATGGCAACGGTATGGCGAGTCAGAGATCAGAGGTCAGAGTTCAGAGATCAGAGATCAGAGATCAAACACAAGAACAAAAACATTTGCTCAACGGCGTTGCCGTCGAGCCAGTTTCATCCGTAAATGATCCCAAGCCGAACCGACGAGCAGCGATCCCGCAGGCAGCTCTGGACGCGCTCTGGCAACGGTTCCCTCGGAAGGTGGGCAGGAAGAAGGCAATGACTCTGCTAGACAAGGCCGTGAGAGAGGTCATGGAAGACTTTGAGCATGACGAGCCGGCTGATGCGCTGATTTGGATGGAGGAGCGCATTGACGCCCTCGCCAAGCAGCACAAGCTGTCCGACCCAAAGTTCATCCCGCACCCAGCGACCTGGCTAGGCCAGGGACGATACCTTGATCCCGTGGAGACACCATGAGAACAGAAACCGCAGCCGTGATACTTGAACACTTCGGAGGCAGCACATGGGCCAAGCCCGACTCCAAGCGGCACGCCGAGGCCGCCAAGGTGCTGGACGAGTTCCGCCACGAGGACATCGTGCAGGCTTGCAAGACGATGCGCCTGACCCTCTCGCGCTCCAGCGTCAAGCCGGAAGAACTGGCTGGGGAGATCAAGCGCAACACCAAGCGGGCCAAGGTTCACGCGCAGGCGTGGAAGGACGGCGTAAACCCGGAAGAAATCGAACGCGAGCGCAGGCAAGCACGCAACGCCGTCCTACTCGCGCCGCGTGAAGTCATCGCAGCAGCAGTCGCCAAGTGCCGGAAGATTGGCGCGCTTGACGGCACTCCTCTGTCGCCCAAGATTGAGGAATGGAGTGCGTTCACGGTAGGAATGGTTTATGCAGCGATTGAGGAGGCACACGGATGACTGACTCGGATCACATCATGCAACTTCGACAGCAGATTGCGAATCTGCATGGATTGCTCTTGAAGGCCCAAGCCGAGCGCGATGAAGCCCGCCGGGAACTTTGCCGATGGCAGGCCGAGGCCGAGGGCGGAACGCCTGAGGAACACGCGAAGGATGAAGGCTATGACTGCTTCAAGGAGAATCCATGACCCTTCCACGCGAACGGTTTAGAGCCATTGCCAAGACGCGCAACCTATTGAAGGCGTTGTGTGACGCAAAACGCACGCCTGGTGTACCGAAACCGCTCAGGGACGAGGCCGCAGCTTGCCTGAAGCACTTTCCAACGCCTCTTGACATGGACGAGGCCATCCACGGACTTCGATTGGCTGCACAGGTCTTCGCAGCAGTTGAACCGATCCCACGGAAACTTCGTCGGCCGGAACGGGAAAATGACGAGTAACATGGGGACACC